CTCTAATTTTTCAGAATTGGCATACGAGCCAACGCGCAAAGGTTGTTTTGGGTCAGGACAGGGCGGAATTGTTATATTCTCTTTTTCTTTGTTTTTTGGAATTTTTGGCGGTTTTGTTTCAGGCGGTTTTGGTGTTTCAGGTTGTGGCTTTTTCTGTTCTTCAATAATTACCAACGTTTCAGGCGTGTATTGCATCGGTATATAAGAAGGCAATTTTCCATTAGGACAACTATAAAAAGCGCCATTTGGATCATCTTCGATTATTTGTGTATTTTTTACAGAACTATCTCGATGTGTTTTTACACAACCCAAAATATTTAGTTTTGGCGGGGCTATGTTTAAAACACTTGAAGGCGGTATATAAGAATTAATATTTATTGTCGAAATATCTGGAATTTTTATTTGTTTTATTTCCAATTATTTCATAGGTAAAGGAATCGAACTACCTGTTGTTTTTGGTATTTGTTTATCAAGCATTTTTGGCATCATCTGTTGCACGTTTGCCAATACCTCATTCATCATGCGATTTTTAAATTGTGGCGAAGTGACATATTTGTAGCCGAAGTATCCGCCGCCCAACATTGACGCGCTGATGATAAAACTTAAAATAGATAATATTTGAGAAATTTTTGCCATGTGGAAAGAAGCGTTTATTAAAGCCCTAGCACCCATTACTTTGATGTGCCTGTTTTTGCTGGTAGGACTTGCCCCATTATATCTAATAGGTGGAATGATGACTAAACAGATGCACGAAAAAGTAAAGTTTTAAAACTTACCAAGGAACGCCAGAAGTAGTTGTGGGTGTTTTAGCAACTGTAATCTGCCTTGCAATTTCAGCTTCAATTTTTGAAACTGTATCTGAACCTAAAGCGGCTTTCAACCATGAAAGTGCATTTTCTTGAGTTATTGAATCATAGGCAGTAAAAGACTCAGAATCAGGTTCAGCAAGACTAACAGAACCATTTGCAGAACCGCCTATTTCTACAGCAGATTCACCACTGCCAACAGTTTCATTTTCTTCCGCTGTCCAGTGTATTGTCGTTACAACATTAGATAAACTTCCAACAGTTTTAGTTGCATCTAAAGCAACAATATTCCAAGAAACAGCCATAACACTAAATTTTTATTTTATTTTACTTAGATTCAACAATTTCTTCAACATCAATAAGTTTTCCTAACTGTTTTAATGCTCCTTGATCTTCAACTATAGGTTGAGCTAGTTTATTTTTTTCTGTCAGTTTTTGTTGTATTTCTCTTTCTAACATTTGCATCTTTTCTAAATTCAAATCAAGACGAATTTTTATTTCGTCATAAAGCTCTTTTGGTGTTGGCATATTAAAAATTTATTTCTTTTATATTACTTAGCGGCTTCTAAAATTGCAACTTTACTTTCTAGTTCTTGAATCGCTTTCATTAGATATACAACCATTCCTGAGGGATTAAACATATACATTTCATCTTCTTCTTTTTTATATGCTTCGGGAAATAAATCTAACATATCTTGCGCAACATAACCTTTTTGTTTTTTTGCAGAATCATCTTCAACTTTAAAATGAAATTTTTGAGGTTTTATTTTTTTAAATAAATTAAGTACATTTTCTTCCCATTTTTCAAAATTCTTTTTGGCTCTCCTATCTGAAAAACTTGTATTATATGAAGTACTGGAACCATCAGTCTGAATTGTTCCAACACGCCCGTTACCATTTCTAAGAATAATTTGATTTTGTGTGCTAGTTGAAGAGCTACCGACATTTAAAGTTCTTCTACTGTTATTATCTTGTTGAAAATAAGAACCTGTATTTTGACCATCTACTGTTGAGCCAATATGAAAACTTCCATCTTTTGTGATTCTAGCTCTTTCTGATGTAGTTCCCTCTGATGGACTTGTATAAAATCTCATACTACCAACTGAACCCGCACTATCTCTGTTGTGAATTATTGCGGCTCCTACTCTATCTACAGTTGAACTAGCAGAAAAAGCAATACCTACTGCTTCGTTGTTTGTATCTTGTCTATTTTTTAAATTTAGATGAAAATGTGTAGGGTCAGCGCAGTTTGCATTAACAAGAGCATTTTTTGTACTGTTTATCATCACTTGTCCTCTTGGACTATTAAATAGAACTGCTATCTCGCCATTAGCGTTAATTCTAACTGTTTCACTTCCATTGTTTTCAGTTGTAATTGTGTTTGCATCTGCAAACCTAATTTTTGTGTCAGTATCGCCAGTGTGTTTTATTGTATCTGCAATGGAAACGTCACTCGTTACATTTAACCCTCCTGTTACATCAAGGTTTGAACCATCATAAGTTAAATTAGCTTCCCCATTAAGGGTTGCCGCTGTACCAGAGCCAGTTATAACTCTGTTATCTGCGTTATTATTAATTGTTGTACCCGCACCTGTCAAACCTGAACCATCGCCAGAAAATGCAGTTGCCGTAACTGTACCTGTTACTGTAAAACCGCCAGAAACAACTTCAGCTTTTGTTGCACCCCCAAGCTGTAGTTTTAGGGAACCTGTTCCATTATCATTGATAATACTATCGCTTGCATTATGAAATATCTCTAAGCCATCTGAACTTGTACCAAAAACAGCTTTTGCATTATCGTTAAATATTAAATCATCGGCACTCTTATCAAAAACAATATTAGCACTTGCACCTGTAAAGGTTACATCTTCATTAAAATTACTGGCGGCATCAACGTCTAAACCACCTGCCAAAGTAAACAGATTTATCCAACCATCATTTGCACTATTTCTGATTTTTAGAATACTTGCTGAAGTGTCAGCCCACCATTGATAAGCGTATTTTGTAGAGGGTTCTGAGGAACTTGAATTATTACTAACAATCGCGGCTAAAGCATTGTTGATGTCTGCCCGGACATTCGCGCCTGTCGAGTTGTCTATAACATAATCATGCGTTGCCATTGTGACTCTATTTTTTCTTTAAGGTTATCATAATTTTAAGAACCGCGCCCAAAACCAACAGCCGTATATCTAAAATTCCTATCAACATGACTTGAGCCGTTTTTAATATCTATTGAAAAACCTGAACCAGTGATATTTGACAACAAGAAAGTATCTCCGGCTTGTGCGTTTTCAATTGAAATTCCTATAGATGGTAAAGCTGAACCCGCTGAAATACTTGTTCCGCTACTGCCCGTAAAAAATGAATTTTCAAAAACGACTGCCTTCTGTGAAGTGCCTGAAGCAATAACAGCCGTGCGGTTTTCTGTTCTTCTCTCTAGTTCTGCGCTATATCCTAATTGATCTATTTCAATAGATTGCGCGGGGTCATCTGATGTCATTTCACATTTGAACCTAAAACCACGCCCGATAAATGTTCCATTTGCAAATGTATTAAATGATGTAAAATCTGCTCCAAAGGTACAGTTTCCGCTTGTATTTAATGAGGTTGCAGAAGTTAAAACAAAACTATTTGCATTAGGGACAGATTGAATTTGATATTCGCCATCAACCCCTGTTCCACTTGTAAAGTCAACAACAACAAAACTTCCCGCAACATAGCCATGAGAACTTTTTGTAATAGTTATTGTCGTACCCGCACTGCCCGAACCATTATTGATTGTGTAAGTCCCAGAAGTCGAAACATTAGGGTCGCTGTCTGTTTGGCTGACAAGTAATTTTGCGTTGACATCAAATGCTGTCGCGGAATCTACATCAGTCCATGTGTCAATATTTCCTGTTCTACTATCAAACAAATCATTTGGATAAAATCCTTGTGTGACAAAATGACGTTTAAGAATTAACGGTTGTTTTGTTCCTAAATCTAATTTATTCGCAAATTCATATGAACCAGAAGATGCAATATCGCCAGAAAAATCAAAATCTGAAAGTTGGTCAACATCTGAAACTGAATCAAATAAAACTGTTGAGTCTAAAACAAGACCATTTACATCATCACTAAAAAAAGCATTTACTTTTGTGCCTGCAAAGGGCGGCGAATCTGTATCTTCTCTATCTGTAAAAACAGCAAGTTTTGGCAATGGGTCGGGGGTTGTAACAATTACAGATGTTTCTCCCTCACTTAGTCTCCCACCATCATCCCTAAATTTAAGAATATATTCGCCAGTCAATGCGGGAACTAAAGTTTCTGCAATACTTCCGGGTAAAGCGGGCAAAAGGTCAACTGAATTTGTAAACGTGCCGGTTCCATCCGTAAGATTAGAATGGCGGACTATTACGTTTCCGCCGTGGGTTACGTCTATATCGGTTGCTTTATCAAAGCGTAGTCGTACAAACTGATCTGATACTGGTTCCACAACTAAATTTGTAACATCTTGCGGCCTTGCTGTTTTACCAACAGCATTAAAAGTAATATTGTTTGATGTTGCCGAAAGTTGTGCATTGATATTGTAACTAAAAACTTGGATTTCATAAGTTCCAAGCTGACTATTAATTATTTCAAAATCAGGACTTGAAACTTTTGTTGAAACAAAATTTCCATTGTTAAAACGATAATTTACTTGATATTCAACAACGCCTGTTATGGGTTGCCAACTGATAATAATTTTTGAAACAGCTTGATTATTTATTGGAACAATTTTTTCAACAGCTGAAAGGTTAGAAGGAGGCGGCTGAAGTTCATTAAGTATAGAAACTGTTCTAGTTGGCAAAGTCGCACCATCTTCAATAAAGGCATATTTCGTATCAACGTAAGAAAGAGCAGTAATTGTATAATTTGTTGCATCTGTTTCTTCTACTGTAATGACTCTAAATTTTTGAGATTCAACTGTAGAATTTTGAATTAAATATATTGTGTTTGCGTTTGGAGTCTGACTAAATGCGGCGGAAACTGTAATAACACCGTTTGTAATATCAGAAATATTTTTTGTTTCGACAGAACCATCTGGCAAAATTAAAGACAAAGTTGGGCTGTTTGTTGTAGGTAAATCTGTATTTTCTGTATCATCAACAGTAACAACTGTTGTTGAAGTAACGCTTTTTAATCTTCCTGAACGTCTAACACCCGCGCGAACAGGGTCATTGATCTCGATGACAGCGCCCGGCCTACACACGACACCCCCTTCGATTGACGTTGTAAATGAAACGACCTCGCTTTCGTTAGCCTCCGAAAATGCAATTGCTTTTGCCAATCTTTGCGCCTGACCCCGTGATGTACACGCAAAACCTTTTACTTGCTTAACAACAGTTCCAATCTTTGCTGATAATGTAGTATTTTCAAAAACTTCGTAATCTATTTCTTGCGAATCCATGTTGTAATAACTTACAGAAATTACAGAATGTCTTTGTTTTAAACTTGAACCAGAATAATTAAAACCATCACTTGAAATATTGGCAAGTGAGAACAAAAACGAGGAATCCTTTGGGGAATCCTGTGCTAATAATATGGAACCCGTTGACCATATCGGCATACAACGCATGACGCCCGCAAGTTCATTTATTAAATCAAATGCAGAACTAGAAGATTGAATATTTACGTTGCATGAGAACCGCGCCTCCTGTCCTCCGAAGCCATCATCAACAAGAGTATTTGCAAATTTTGATGCGGTTACAAAAGAAAATAAATCAAGGTTTGCATCTGCAATATGTGTTCCAAACCCATATCTTTCTGTTGTCAAGAGGTCAAGCAAAATCATCGCAGGGCAACTTGTCCAAACCGCTGAACCCATAACGCCATTAAAAATATATCCGTCTGGGTACACTATGCGGCCTGTTGCAGAATCAACAGTTGGCGTCCCTGAACTGGAAGCGCCCGCGCCCGGAATCCTTACCTTTATTCCACGGATGCGGAATTTCCGGCGGGGTATAGAACTGAATTGCTGAGAATCAAGCCTTATTGCGTTATATGCTGAGTTTGCATATGTGTTTGCATCGTCAATAATTTCAGCAAAACTTGTAAATTGGAAACTGTCAATTAAAGATGAGTCTGTTGAATCCGCCGTAACTCTTATAACTCTTATATCTACAGGAAAAGAACCTGTAATTCTTACTGAATGATCTCTTTGATACGCGTCAGCAGTTCGACCTGTTACTGTGTCTTCGATAACATCTGTAAAACCTCCTGAATTATATTGAACAGCAATTTTGTATTGAACTGTCGAACCTAATAAATCCCCTTCATTTGTTGCTTTTTGTATTTGTGGAAATGTAATTGAAACTTTAATTCGATCAACATTTGTATTTGTAATTTGTCTTGTTACTGGCGATGATGCTGTTACTGTTACACCAACAGGTGTTATTGAAGAAGAACTTTCAATTCCATCAATTTTTGTTTGGTTTGCTGTACCAAAACGAGGTGTAAAAGTGACATTTTGAAAATTAAAATCTAAATCTTGTGGACTTGAAGAAGATGCTGTTGCTTTTAAAACAGGTGTATCGTTAAGAAAAACGTCTTTAAGATAAGCGTTTGTATATGCCGCCGAAGTGCGGTCTGTTATACCTTCTTTTGAAGCGGTTGCAGAACCTTCAATTTCACCTTCTGATATAAGGTCAAGGAAAGTCGCAAATTGTTTACTGTGAAGCGTATCAGGGGTTCTTGTCGGTTGTCTTGGAGGCGGGGGACTTGGCCTACCTCCTGAACCGCGAATAATTTTTCCTTTATCGGTCATGCCTGAACTTGCTCCGTATCAATGCCGCCAGAAATCACAACTGAACCTGTAAATATTTCGCCGTAAACAATCGGGACGGGCGTTCCGGCACGGCTTGTTTGTTGAGTCCCTGAAAAGCTAAATGATAAACGCGGGTCTTGTTCACTTGAAAATTCTGGTTGTTTTGGCAAAGGAAACAACATTTCACTAACCCCGCTCAAAAGTAAGCCTGCACCAATTCCAAATGCCGCTTTTGCCGCAAAACTAGCCGTTGCAAAACTAGCTCCAAAACCTTTTCCAAAAACTAAACTATTTGAAATTATTCCTCCCGCGCCAAAAGATAAAGCTATTAAAGCACCGCCAAGAACTATCTTGCCAACATTACCTCCTGAACCTGATATAACGGGTACAAAAGAAATATCTGATTTACCGATTGGGTTGTAGATTTCTTCTTGACCAATCTCGTTATCATTAGCAATAATTTTGTAATATCTATTCGCCATATGCTTTTCAAGTTGTGGAAAATTATTAATTAAAAAACTTACAGCTTGAGGAATACTAGAAACATTAATATTTTCAAATTCTTTATGGCCGATTTCTTTTGCCAGTTCTCCATATAATTTAATTTTTCGTAGCATAACGCAACCTCATTCCTGTGCATTTTAACAACCAAGGGTTGTATGGCTCTCTACAAGATAGTCTATCTCTTAAATGATGTATTACATCGCCATCTACAAAAATCGCTACATGATTAAGACCTGAACCGCCGATGGACATTAACAAGGCATCATTATTTTTTAATTTTTCATCATTTTCCAGTTCAAAAAATCCCGCCGCTTTAGCGCATCTTTCAAACATCGGATCATCTTGAAACTCTTCAGGTGTTATTGGCCTTTCCCAATCTCTAAGTTCTATATTTAATTTTTCTTTATAATATCTGCGAACAAGTGACCAACAATCAGAGACACCCCAAACCCAAGGCAACCCGATCATATCTGGTTTGTATCCTGAAGGTGCATATTCGCCCCATGTTTCTGTTTTAGGGTTGACAATATACCAAGGCAAGTTTGATTGCTCACAGCTAATTTTATCGGCTTCTGAAGCAACAGGCGGTGTTGTCGGATGTGAATGTACAATTCCAATAATTTCCCCAAGAGAATCTCCCGCAACAAAATCTTCTGGGTTCATTATGAAACATTGATGCGAAGTTATTGCCAAATTTTGACAAGGGTAGTATTTTTCTTTTCCGCGAATATTTAACAAAAGACCGCAAGATTCTTTCGGGTCTTGTTCCTTGGCATGAAGCAATGCGTCAGTTTTCCAAGTCATCCTGTAAACAAACCAATACTCGGAAATTCAGAGCGAGTACACTGTCGTTTTGGCGCTCGAACTCCCGCCATATCAAAAACAGCCGCTAATTCAAAAGATACAATATCTCTATTTTCTGCTGATTTTCTATCAATGATATATATTTCTTGCGGAAATTCTGCTGTGTTGTCTGGGGTTCCGTATGGGTTTATATCACTTGGGAAATTCGCCGCATCAATAAATTTTGCTTGTGTTCTAATTCTTTTTACAGTTGCACCTGTAAGATCATTTCCTGTTGTTGTTTGATTTACTAAAATAAGTATCGCCGAAATTGTTCCAATAGCATTTGAAAAAGTAAGGGTCGGGCGTGGAAGTTGCCCTTTTCCATATTGGAAACCTTCAGCCTGAACAGGGAACCTTGTATATGAATTGCCTTGCCAAATTATTTCGCCATTATCTTTTAAACTTGTTCCGGCGTGAAATCGATATGTTGTTGTCGCGCCATGTAACGAATTGTCAAGAGTCAAAGTAAAAAGTTCAATTACCGCTGACGGATTGACATTTTGTAATTCGCTTACAATTTTGTCTGTACTCATGCTTCAAATACTTGTCTAAATGTTGCGCTAATTGATGCCCTGTTATTGTATGGAATTGATTTTGACCAACTTTCACAGACAAATTTCTTTGCACCTGAAAGAGTAATCGAAACATTTCCACTAAAGTTATCACTTGAAGCGGCTGTAACTGTAAACGTATTTTCATCAACCGCTGTTGCAACTGTAAAAGAGCCATCAGTTGCTGAACCCGATGTATAATCAATCGTCAAAACATCACCTATTGCAACGCCATGATTTGAAATTGTAATTGTAACTGTTGTTCCTGATTGTGAATATGTTCCTGTTTTTGTAAACCCTTCACCGGGCGGTGTAAACGTAAAACTTTCCTGATCGTTTGCGCGACTATCAAGAAACGCTTCAACAACATCTGATTCAGTTTCACTTAATTCAAAATTTACATTATAAAGTTTAGGGTTTTGATTGCTTGCCAAGCCAAAAAATATTCTTTGTTCAAATCCATCTGCAAAGCGAACTGTGCGTACATTGGGCGCGGATTTTTTTGAGAAACCTTGATATGTTGGTGTGATGCTTGGAAAAGTTGCCATTTTAAGTTGCTAATAAACCCCCCGGCCTTTTTTGTTTTATTAATTCTGATTGTATCGCTGAAGCAAGAGCAACGCCAAGTTCTTTCCCGCGACTTTCATTTGAATCTGATTCCATAGTACCCGCATCAACATTAACAACAATATTTGTATCACCACCGCCACCGATTTTATTGTTTGGAATTATAGTCCCCGCAGAACGAGGTACAAAGATTTCCGGGCCTCGCTCGCCCACGATTGAAGGTTTTCCAACAGGCGGTCTTCCTCCATTTGCAAACCCTAAGAATGAGCCAAATTTAGTTCCACCGAATATACCAGAGAGCGCGGCATTAATTCCAATTCTTAACAAGGATGATGCTATATCATTAAGAATTGATCTTGCCGCTTCCCCAAGTGATCTTGTCCCTTCGACAGCGTCTGCCAGAGCTTCAGTAATACCTGAACCAATATCTTGCCCTATTTGTAAAAAAGCATCATTTATTTCTTTTGCCCTTTCTTTTTGTTTGTTCAAAGTGTCAAGTTGTCTTTTTAATGATGCTTCTTTTTTCAAAAAATTAATAAGTTGTTCAGCATCAGCACCTTCAAAACTTTTTTTGATTTCATTAATTTTTTCTTCCAAAATAATTTCATCTGCTTTTTTCCCATTTATTTGAGCTTCTAGCCTACTAATTTTCTTCAAGGATGCAATTGTCATGTCGTTAAATTTTTTATTTTTATCAAGAATGTTTTCTTGCCTATCTTCCTCGGCTACTAAAATAAATTGTCTTTCTCTTAACAATTCAATTTCTTTTTCTAATCGTTTAATTTGTGTACTTCTTACACCTATACCTCGCCCTTCTGTTGATTTTAGTTCTGAAATTGCAAATTCTTTTCGAGCGATAGATAAACGATTCAATGCTAATTCTGTCGATTCCGCAACATCAGCTATTCCTTCCAAATTATTGTTAAAGGCTTTTGCGGCATCTGCGGCTTCTTTTGCCGCATTTCTATTATCTATAAATCTTGCCGCTAAAGTCCCCAAAACAACAATCGCCGCACCGATACCAGTTTTAACTAGAGCTATTTTTAACGCTGAAAGAGCAATTGTCGCTTTTGTTATACCACCCGCCGCCAAGAATGAAGCGCCCGCAAGACCATTTAAACCTGTTGAAGCCAACGCTGAATTTATTGCGGCTACCTGAAAAGATGTTGCCAGAGTTGCCAATTGTCCAATTATTACAGGGGTTATAAGCGCAACACCTTTTGCGGCAACAGCTATTGCTGTAAATATTAACGTAACTTGACCCGCGCCAGATTTAACAAAATTAGTTATTGCTTTTGTTACTTCAGTAATTCCTTTTATCACGGGTAAAACAGCGGGCGCCAATTGATCGCCAAAAGCCCTTGATAAATTTTCTGCCTCATTTCCTAAATTTTTAAATACTTGTGTCGGGTCATTCTCTAACAACGCCTTCAAAGAATCTGCGCCCTCAAGTTCAACTTTTTTTAATGCTCTAATAACAACATCACTTGTTAATTTACCTTCAGACGCGAATTTTTTTAGTTCTCCTATAGTTACGTCAAGTTCTGCCGCGATAGGCGCAAGAATTGTTGGAACCTGTTCTGCAATACTTCTAAATTCATCCCCTTGTAAACGTCCAGAACCTAAAGCCTGCGCCAGTTGCCTAAAAGCATTTGAACTTTCCATCGCTGACGCTCCCGCCAGTTTTGCCGCTGTGTTAAATCCAATAAATGTTGTTCTGATATCTTCAACACCAACGCCCAAAGGTTGCAAACGTGCAGTAATATTTGTTATTCCTTCAAGCGCTTCTGTCGCACTTAGTCCAAATAATTTTTGTGCTTCTGCCGCTATTTCTTGCGATTTTGCAAAAGTTCCTGATGCTTTCGTTAATAATCCAAGTCTTACGTTTAATTTTTCAAAATTTGCCGATGTTAATATTGCCTGTCTTCCTAAAGCTGTGACCCCAACACCAAGAATTGCAGTTTTAAGG